ACCGGTGTTATGTCAGCAACTCTTGTTGCGGCAGCTGGTGCGGGCTTTACCGAGGTTGATTTTACTGATATAGCTCCAGGGCCTTTAGTTGCTACTGGAACTGCTATTACTAATGCAACTCCTGGTGTTGTAACAGACGCAAACCCTCCTCCAGTAGGAAGTGTTGTTCGTATGTTAAATACAACAGGCATGCTTCAAATAGCAGGATTGGAATTTACTGTAACTGCAGTAACTCCAGCTACTAACTTTACTTTGGGATACATGGTAGGGGCAGGTTATGCTGCAGCAGCAACAAATGCTGACTACAGAATAATCCCTAATGCTAGATTCTTCCCAAGAAGAAGATGGATACAAAATATTACTGCAGCAGCAGCTGCCGTGATATCTACATCCGTAGCGCATGGGTATGCCGTAGGAGCTAGGATTACAGTTAATAATCCTGATGCTAACTTTGGAATGCCAGAAATTAATGGGTTGAGTGGAACCGTAACTGCTGTGACTGCGAATACAATCACAACAGACATCAACTCAGCCGCATTCACTGCATTTGCATATCCAACTTCAGCAATAGCAGCAGGAGGGGTAACACACCCAGCTGTTGTTCCATTTGGTGAAGTTGCGACAATCCTTACAGAAGCAACTGACAATGTCATGAGATCTGGATTATATCTAGATACAGCCGTTGTTGGTTCTAATACTGATGTAATGGACTGGATTGCATTTAGCCGTGATATGGTAACTATTTAATAAACATAGGTGGGGGCTTCGGCCCCTACTTTTAAAAAGGAAATTTATGAGTTTTGTAAGAGAAGTTTTACCAACAAAGAGAGAAAAACTTTCATCCGAAGCAAAAAAGAAAGCTTCAGACTTAGTAGAAGCTGCAAGAGTAGAAGATGCGAGATTGGTTAAGGGTGTCTTTAAAAATGTAGAATCACGTGGCGGAGACCTTACCTTTACTTACAGAGGGTATAAAGGGGAACCTACTAGAGTTTACACCCTAAATGATGGTGAGGAATATACTATACCTCTAGGCGTAGCTAAGCACATTAACAGACAATGCAAATACGAAGAAAGCGCTCACCTAGTAGATAAAGATGGAAAGCCTATAGTTGGGGCTGGAAAACCAACTCAAAGATACGAATTTACCTCTACAGACTATATGTAGAAGGAGGGAACATGGCAATTGCAGATTATATACCTAAGCGAGTGATAGTTACAGCTATCACGAATGCCCCGAACGCTGTTGTTACAGCTGCAAGTCATGGATATACCTCGGGAGAATATGTGCGGATTAACGTGCCACTTAATTATGGAATGAGACTGGAAAGTGTGATGGCCCAAATAACCGTAATTAATGCGAACACGTTTTTTTTGAATATGAGTACGCTTTTAATGGATCCGTTTGTGGTGCCTGGTGTCCCACTAACTAGAGCCGAAGCGGTACCAATTACGGAGATTTTAGAAAATATCGCTACGTAGCAAGGGGCAAATATGGCAGTAACAGGAACTCTGGAGCAGATACGGACTAAAGTGCGTAAGCTCACCGGTATGTTATCTACAAGTCAGTTATCAGATGATGACTTAGATAATTATATCAATGATTTTTATCAGTATGACCTTCCAGCGCATCTGAAGCTTTGGAATATTAAAACGATGTTATCACCAATATCGTCGTTGCTTGATGATGCGTTGATTCCTGGTCAGGCGTTTTATTTAGTTGATTTCAATAAATATACTAATCTAGAGCCTCCGTTTTATGTTGGTGGAGAAGAGATTCAGTATTTTCAAGATGTGGAACAGTTTTTCAATATTTTCCCTACTCACACCAGGGTAACACAATTGTCAACTGGAACAGGTATTGCTGGTCCTTATGCTGGAACTGTTTCTAATACTCCAATACTTCAGCAAGGTATTTTTATTTCTACTATAGATAATGCTGGTAACTCATTACATTGCACTGCTAATAATGCTGGTGTCTTGAGTGGAGATGTTGCTGCAGGAGGTACAATTAATTATCTAACTGGAGCAGTAGCTGGTCTTACTTGGACAGGAGTTATTGCCGCTGGAGAACCTATTTGGGCACAATCTGTAACTTATTCTTCTGGTCGTCCTACCGCTGTTCTATATTACAATCTAGCATTATTATTCTATCCTGTGCCTGATATTGCTTATGAAGTGGCTTGTGTCGTATATGAGGTACAAGATGAGTTAGGAGCTGGGGATCAACCTAGAATCCGTGACTGGTGGAATCTTATAGCTTATGGAGCTGCGCTTAAGATCTTTGCTGATAATTTAGATATGGATAGTTATGGCAAGATAGATATTTTATTCAATAAGCAAAAGAGCCTTGTTGAGAGGAGGACCTTATGCCAGATAAAGAACCAGAGAGTAGCAACAATTTATACACAAACGGCAACAGGCATAACGCCTTTTAGCTCAACATTATAGGAGAAATCAATGAGTTTTAACGCAAATATTCCGGCCGCAACTGACAAACCTAGTCAGTCTCAAGCACAAATTCTAGCTAATTTTGGAGCTTTAAATACTGTGTTTGCCGTTGATCATCTAGCTTTTAATGCGGTAGATGGTGGAGAACATGAGAAAGTAACACTTAATGCACCATTGGGAGCTAATCCTGGAGCTGGTGGAACAAAATCATCTATATACTCAAAAACTAGTGGAGCAACTCAAGAGCTGTTCTTTGAGAACTCTGCTTTGGTTAGTCAGCTCACTGGATTGACTACAGTAGCAGCAGCAAATGGATATATCACATTACAGGGTGGGATTATCATAAAATGGGGAACAGGCACTGGGAGCACTGCAGGAGTAGCAAATATTTTTCCAGTAGCGTTTCCAACAAATTGTTGGAATGTGCAAATTATTACTCGCGCTACAAAAAAAGTAGTTGGAGTAACGATCAATAGCAGAACAACATTTACAGCGTTTACAGATGGCGCAACAAACATATATTATATAGCTATAGGAAATTAAATGGCTAAATTATTCATAGGTCCTTACGAATCTGGCTTACAAAGGAACGTAGAGAGCTGGTTGCTCCCAAACGAAGCCTTCACGACGCTAGAAGATGCTTACGTATGGCGAGGAAGGGTTAAAAAGAAGGAAGCTTATACTTTCATAGGCAGACTACATATACTTGCAAGTAAGATACCGGCATTTTTAGGCAATACAGTTGCTCCTGGAGCTACCTTTGCTGGAAACATACCTGCTGCTTATCTTCCTATATCTCCTGGGACTGTAAGTATAGTTGTTGGCGCCTTAACATTTACAGATTATCAAGATGCTGTATCTGGAAGGCCTGATGAAAACTATGATGGTATCGGAACGCTTTCTACCAACGTTGTGAATACGAACTATGGAACAATTGATTATGAGACTGGTGCTATAACTCTGAATTTTGATCCTGCGATAGGTGCCGTAGCTGTTTTCTTGGCTGGAGCATTAACTCTACCTAGACTCCCAGTTATGGGAATAGGTGTATATGAACAATCTTCTATAAATCGTGAAGAAGTGGTCGTATTTGATGAAGACTATTCCTATGATTACAATGCTGCTACTGGTTGGTTCAGAGACGTTTCTTTTTATGCGATGGTTGCAGCTGCTCAAAATCCTGTTGTTTGGACTGGAACGAGTAGTGATTTCTTTTGGACGACTAATTATTACAATGTTTTTTGGGCTACAAATAACATAGAGGGAAATCATGGAAGAGCACTTACTAATATCACTGTTGCTGCTGCCGCTGTTATTACTGTGGGCGCTGGTCATCCGTTCATTGTTGGAGATGTAGTTTTTATCAACCAGGTTACTGGTATGGTAGAGATTAATGGATTGACAGGAACGGTAACTGCTACAGGTGCTGCAACGATCACGGTTAATATCAATTCAGCTGCATTTACACCTTACGCAGCTGGTGGTGTCGTATTTGCTTTAACACAAACAATAGCTGGTGATGGAATACGCTACTATGATGGCTTTGGAGCAGGAGTTGGTTGGAGAAACTTTGCTCCTCCTTTGCAGTCTTCGGCTACACCAGATTATTTAATGGGTGCATTAATTGTATTGCCATTTAAAGACCGTTTAATCGCATTAAACACTATAGAAAGGCCTTTCCTTGGTGGGGGAGCTTCTCACCCTCAACGAGCTCGCTGGAGTCAAAACGGAACACCGTTCTACGCTACCACGAATGTTTATGCCGCAGGAGTACCGAATCCAGGATATTCATGGACTGAAGATATCGGAAGAGGAGGTTATATCGATGCTCCTACCAACGAAATAATCATATCTGCTGCATATATAAAAGATGCTCTAATCGTGTTCTTTGAAAGATCGACCTGGCAGCTACGTTACAGCGGTAGCGAGCTCCTCCCGTTCGTTTGGGAGCGTATAAACGAAGAGTTAGGGGCCGAGAGTACCTTTAGTCCAGTTCAGTTCGATAAGAGCATTCTAGCGGTCGGAGATAAAGGCGTTATTTCATCTAATACGTTGGGAGTCGAAAGAATAGATCAAAAGATACCTGATGAAGTATTCAACTTTCATAATGACAATGAAGGAGTGAAGCGAGTTCATGGGATCCGTGATTTCTATAAAGAAATGGTATATTGGACTTTTCCTGATGATGATACTGACAATATCTTTCCAAATAAAGTTTTGTCATTAAATTACAAAGAAGGTTGCTACGCTATATATAATAATTCCTTTACATGCTTCGGAACGATGCAGTATACAACTGATTACTCATGGGAAACACTTCCTTACGACTCATGGGCAGATTGGAATATTCCTTGGGGATCTCCTGTAGGACAAAGTTATTTTCCTCTCATCGTAGCCGGTAATCAGAGAGGATTTATTTTAAATCTAAGTCCTGGAGCTACTGAAAACTCTATTAGCTTGGATCTACATACTACTATTGCGATACCAGATTCTATCTCTAACGCTACTCCTCCAATATGTCAAGTTAGCAACCACAACCTACGAACAGGTCAGTTTGTTAAGATTAAAAATACTACAGGCTTCACTGTAAATGTTGTTGCTGAAGACTCCGGAACAGCTCTTACAGCCACAACAGCATTTACTGGAACTTTAGATAATATTGGAGTTTTCCCTGCAACAGTTGTGATAACAATTGGAGCAAATATCTTTACGGATTTAGGTGATGGTACCTTAACTGGAGGTGCTGGTGGTTCTACAATTAACTATGCAACAGGAACATTTACCGTTAACTTTGCTGCTCTTGGAGTAGATACAGCGGTAACATCAACTTACGACTATAACATATTGAATTTTAGGAACTTCTACGCTCAAGTAGAAAGTATAAATACTTTCTCTCTCTATGATATAGATGCTACAACAGGAAACACTATACCAGTTCCGCTAGCTGGATTTGGTGCTCCGTATCAGGGATCAGGACAGGTGGCTGTGATAGATAATTTCAATATCATGACTAAACGATTTGCTCCTCTTATCCAAGAGGGGTCAGCCTTTAGGATGTCTTATTTTGACGCATTCCTACAGACAAATGATGGAAACTTCCTGGTGAACATATACGGAGATCAAGACTCTTCTACTGTTCTAAACACGATTTATGAGTCTAACCAGGATTATAAGGGGAACAGCTCAGTGAAGCATTGGACTAGATTCTTCTCTAATCTAACGAGTGATTTCCTTCAATTGCAATTTACTATGTCAGATTATCAGATGACTGAAGTGGATAACCCAACCTATGACTTTCAGTTGCATGCGATTAATTTAGACATTCAAAAAGCCGGAGAGATTGTATGATCTTTCAGCCTTCAAGTACGTTAGAAACTGCTCTTCCAGAGAATGTGGTCTTTTCTGAGGATCACAAACAGTTCATAGAGCAGTGGACTGATTTATATAAGAAAGTAGCTTCCAAGGTGAATGGCAAGGAGAGAGCTATCTATCCTCTTGAACTAGAGATACTTAATGATCAGAGATTCTTCACTGTAGGGGATACTAGAACCTATAGAAGTGTGTTTCGGAAGGTGTTTAGATTTGATGCGATTGCTGCGAATGGGTTACCATTTCCAATTCCTCATGGTATAACTGGACAGACTATGTTTACCAAGATTCAAGGAACTTGTATTACTAATGTTGTGGATTATCGACCTATTCCTTATGTATCCGTGGCTGCAGCAAACCAGTGTATTCAGATAGGAGTAGTAGGAAACAATATCGTGATTATAAACGGAGCAGCAGCAGCTCCAATCACAAGTGGGATGGTTGTATTGGAATATTTGAAAAATTAGGCTGCATTTTAATTAAAAATTTCTTTTACTAGAGTGAAAGAAACAAAGGAGAAAAATATGGCATTTAAGGGATTAGGCGGGCCTTTCAGTTATGGACTCGCCGGGAAAAAAGGCCCTTTCACACAGGAAGGAAGGGATTGGATAGGAGAATTGATGATGGGACAACCAGGTAGGATTGAAGCGATGCCTTCATATTCTCCTGAGCAGCAACAACTTCTAGGTGGACTTGTTGGGGGGTTAGGCGCTCCCACACAGAGTGCGTTGCAGAATCTACAAAGCATGTTATCTGGCGATGCAAGTACATATGAAAAACCTGCTATGAGACAGTTCCATCAGCAAATTGTACCCGGTATTATGGAGAGATTCAGCGGATTAGGTGCAGGCTCTCAACAGTCATCAGCAATGGGACAAATGCTCGGACAAGCTGGTGCTGGATTGGATGAGAGACTTGCTATGCAGCGTGCTGGTCTTCAAGAGAGAGGAGCATCGCAATTACAGAGCTTCTTAGGTACCGGGATGACAAAACCATTTCAATATCAACAAATCCCTGGAATAGAAGGGATTCTGCAGCAACTAATGGCAGCACTAGGCAAAGCAGCTGGTACAGGTATGGGCGCAGCTGGGGCTGGAGCTTTTTAACGAGAACTAGAGACACAAGGAGATAAATTATGTCTATTACAATGCCACCAGGCGTGCAGTTACCGCAGGAGCACCCGTTAGCTAGTTTGGCGAGAGGATTAGGCGGTGGTGTTGAGACTGGGATGAAGGCTGGGCTTCAGCAGAAAATGGATATGGCACTTCAAAAGCAAAAACAAGAAGATGCGATTACACAACTTCTGAAGAAAGCAGAAATAGGACAACAACAACAGCAACAATAACAGATGCAAAACATGCAATCTGCAACTTCTTTATCCGATCAACTGAATTTACAGGGAGATGCTCGGTCTCAGTTTATTAATACACTATCTTCGATAAATGCAAAGGATCAGCCGACAGCTCTAAAAAACATATTGGAGTCTCAGATATTATCACAATACGGTCAGCAATCTGGACAACCACCACCTCAAGGACAACCACCACCTCAAGGACAACCACCACCTCAAGGACAACCACCAAAACCACCAATAGAAATTGCTGGATTTAACTTCGAAGAAGGGGAAATACCACACGGAGATCCAAATATTCCTGGAGTTGGGCCATTAGCACGAGCTGCATCAATTCAGAGCAAGGAAAGACTAGCAAATAGAGCTGAAATAAACAAATGGGCTGAACCATATTCGGATGTTACTAAACTCGCTAAACTTTACAATGACACACAAGAAACTGCAAGAATTGTAGCAGAAGGAAAATACAAACCAGGTTGGATTAGATCAATTACGACTGCATTTGCAGAAGACAAAGAAAGTAGTTTTGCTAAATTATTCAAAACAGCAGATCAACAAAAACTATATTCAAAAATAAAAGATTTCATAAAACCAAAAGAATTAGGAGGATCAAATCCATCCACCAGAGAGTTTTTAATGGCGCTAGAAGCAATGCCATCTTATTTAGGAAGTCAGGAAGCGAACGAATATATTGCTAATGCGATGTTGAATGCTGCAGAGAGAAACCTAACTCAAGGTCGGTTAATTAAAGGAATAAGAAGAGCAAGCCCAAATATTAAGTATGAAGATTTGACTGATATTGTTGAAAATAAAATGAATCAATTTGATAGTGCTTCGGCTGAAGATATGCAAATGCAAACTATAAAAGCGAGTATCTCTAGAAACCCTCCAATGCCAGGTTACACATGGATTCTAACTCCACCTAAAGACGGGAAAATTGGTGAACCTAAACAAGTTCCAACTAATGATATCAATAGGTATCTGCAAGCAGGGGGAGAATTAATACAATGAGTACTCAGATAAACTGGGATGAACTTCCTGGACTTGGGGAACAGGCTTCTTCTACTCAAGAAATAAATTGGGAAAATTTACCTGGATTGCCGCAAAAAGAGGGGATTGGTAAGGCAGCATTCCGTACTGCCGCTCAACTTCCTATTGGAGCTGCTGATGTTACTAGACCAGGTATTGCCATGAATCTATGGGATTTGTTGGGAACTGGGGAAGCATTAGCAGAATTACAAGAGTGGGAAGAGGGAAGAGAAGAAGAATTAAGAGAAAAATTTCCAACTGCTCCCTGGCCCAAAGAAAAGGTTTTTGACAGAGAAAAATATTTAGGAGCACTTGAAGAAGCTCGAAAAGGAATTCCAACACCTTCTAATATAGCATCATTTATAGAAAAACATACTGGAGCACCTCTCGAAGCACATACAAAATTACAAAAATTATTACGTGTAGCTGGAGCAGCAGGAAAAATGCAGCCTGGAGGTGTGCTTCCTAAAGCTCAAGCAGCAGTTATTGCGCCAGTTGCAAAAGTTGGATTACAAGAACTAGGAGTGCCTGAACCATTAGCAGAATTAGGTGGTTATGGAATAGCTGCTACTGTTCCAAAAGTAGAAAAAATAACTCCGGTGACAAAACCGTCAGGATTACCAGCAAGACAGTTTGAAAAAACTACAAAACCAAAAACGGTCACTGAAGCTCAATATGGCAAAATTACATCCCGTGTAGAGGGTGATATCAGAAAGGTGACTGAAAACCTCATGAAACGCGAAAGTGAATTTGCTAAAGACATTGCAACGCATCCAAATTTAAGAAGCGATATTTATAAGGGTTTGGAAAAAGTAGAAAGAATAGCCGATCAACTGCCTGGGAAAATGTCGACTGATACTGTCAAGCAAAAATTGTTAGAAAAGATAGAGGCTAAAGTAAAAAAAGGTGTAACGCAAAGTGATCGAGAAAAAGCATATACTAAAAGCTTAAAAGAAATTTATAACGAGCTAGAAAGTGGTGCTGATCATGGTTATGGAGATTGGGTAAAACAATATCGCAAGACAAACGAGTCATACGGGGAGATTTACAAACCAGGTGAGTCAAAAGCAGTTAACAGAGGTAGAACAGATGCTCTTTTAGAGTATAATCGCACAATTGCTGGAACGTTCCGAGAAAACCTTCCCGAATCAGAGTTTGTAAATTTATTTGACTATACCAACAAAAAATTTAGTCAAATGAAAAGCTTCGATCAGACAAATGAATTTTTGAACGATATTTTCAAAGATAAGAAAATAAACTTTAAAAAAGCATCGCAATTACTCGAAAAGAGCGGTGCCAAAGAGGCATTTGAAAAAACCTTAGGCAAAGAAGGATTCAAAGAAGCTGAAGGAATATTTAGAGATCTCCTTGATACTGAGCGCTCATTATCACTCCTTAAGACTACAAAAGATTTTGGCTTTGGAGAGTTAGCGAAACTTGGGAGCAAATGGTTGTTTAGCCCATTATGGGGCAAAGCAGCAGCAGCTAAAGAAGGATATCAATATTTGCGCAATTCGCTGCTCGCCAATAAGCAATTCCGTGTTACATGGGGAAATGCCTTTGATGCCTTAAAAAACAAGAAATGGCCTGAAGCCGAAAAAGAATTCAAGTCTTTAAACGACATCGAACAACGCACGTACGATGCCACTAAAAAATATTATGAAGATTTAAATAAAGCGAATCCCTCTAAAGGGAATAAGAAGATTTTAGAGGAAATATTGGAGGTTAATCCTGAATTTGTTGAAGTAAAATTGCTAAAAGAACCTACTCAATATTTTAGAAAAGAGGATGTTCTTAGTAGCACACCTAAAAATATGATACTAGCAAAAAAAGAATGGGATAAATATCTTAATCCAGATCTATTTGAAAAATATTATAAAGCATATAAAACAAAGCAAACATATTTAGGGAAAATTGGTGATATAATAAAAGACCCAAAAATTAAAAAAGCATTAGATGATGTTCGAGATATTCCTGTTTATATAAATCCAAAATTCAAACGCAAGTACTACGGAAGGGCTTACTCGCGAACAACGAAAACAGAAACTTCCCCAGGTTCCGAGACTGTGCCTATAAAAATAGAGATAACATCCAACCTATCACCTCATAAAATACAAAGTACTCTATCACATGAAGGAACGCATTCTTTGCAAGCAATTAGAAAAGACCCTTCTGGCATGTCAAAATTAGCAAAAAGGGAACTGAAAAGCTACAAAATGCACCCGACTCCAGAAGATTATCTAAAAAATCTTAATGAAGTTTACGCTAGAAAATTTCAAAGATGGGTAGATCAACCAGTAAATAAGTATAGATCAGAGCTTGAGAAAACTAAAGTTGCGAGGAAATATCTTCAAGAACAGAAAGCAGCACAAACAGCACAGACGGAATAATAATTTTAATTATTTCCCCTTGTTTGTCCTTAATGATTTTTGGAATATGAACTTGTAAATCGCGTGCTTTTTCTTCCAACTCTTCTTTTGTGAACTCTTTTTCTTTTTTCTTTTTCATCTCAGTCACCACAAATCTTTTCAAAAATATAATCTACTATTAACCAAAATATAATCATCGCCTTCTCCTATCCACAGCATCGACCAACAGCATAATAGCATGCGTTAAGCCGGCCATCTCATCACCCATGCGATAAACGATCCCATTAATATCTACATTCCTGTGATCCTCTTGAGGAACACGCTCTGCTTCTGTATCTACTTCAAAATCATTTCTAAATGTTTCCATCACTTCCTCCTATTCCTTTCCTCAATAGCACACAATCTCCCATGGAAATCACGCACATCATCGCGGATAGCAGATATTAAGTCTTCTGCTCTGCGCGCATCAGCTCTTGCTTCTCCTCTATTCCAGAGAAACGTTCCAAAGATTGTAACAGTCATAAAGACTACTTGTGTCCATTCCATTATTTATTCCTAGCAATTTTCCATTCAGCTTTTTTATATATTACCCGAGCTCTATTGGCAGTAACGCCATGCATTTCACCAATTTCACGAAACTTCTTGCCTTCTTTTCTTAGGCGATAGGCTATTTTTTCTCTGTCAGTTAAAAAATCACACTTCATCAATTCTTCTGGTGAGTAATTTTGCTCAACATTTTGAGTAGTTTTATTTTCTTCTAATTTTTTCTTGTGAGATTCTAAATATTCTTTTATATGTTCAGTTGTCTTGCGATTAATCTTCAAATCTATGGTTGAGAAATTGCTTAAGACATCTTCAAGTTGTGAATGGAGATAAATGCCATTTCTTCTTAAGGCATTCGATGCCCTTATACAAAGAGCATCCATATTGATAAAAGCTTCGTTGTTCTGCAGCAATTCAGAAGCAAAACGATCTATAATTTCAAGACATCTCTCGGTTTTTTCATCGTTTTTTTCTAGTTCTTCGTAAAATTTTTTGTAGTCTATTTTTTTAAACATTAGAGCATGTGATAACTCTTCGACTTCATTTTTAAGACGTTCAATTTCTTTATTTAAAGTCTCGATAGTATGAAAAGACATCGTTTGATAATGACTGAAATTAGCATCTAGAGCTGCCTTAAAGGACGAAAAATCTTTCTTGATATCCATTATCTCGTTCTCTAAAAAAGAACGAAATGTCTCAACAATTTTAAGTTCGTCAGTCATCTTCTCGATCTCCTTGATTTTGATTAATCCTTATTTTCTCTATCTCTCTCCTGATCTTATCCTGAATCGCTATACTCGCAAAGCAGGACATAGTCATATCAATCTGAGCGCAAAGGGACTTTAGCTCTCGATGCTGCTGTGGATTCAAATATACAGTTATTTTACCTGGGTATCTATCCATGTCGTTCTCCTTTTCCACCATTATAACATTAACACGGTACTATTTGTCAATTCCATTTGTGTTAAAAGATTTTCTTACCATAAAGTCAAATAAAGCCTTTACCATAAGGAGGTAATTATGGCTAAAAATACTAGATCGGTGTATGGATTTGGACTAGCTGGCGCTATGCCCAATTTATACCCAGAACCCGTAGTATCACGACGTGTGCCTGCGGTTACAGATACCAATTTTGCTTTAGGTACTGTGTGGATTGATACTGCGACAGCGCAGGCATGGATCCTTACAAGTGATGCTGCTGGGGTGGCGACTTGGTCTTTGTCAGGTCCGGGGGCCTCAGATGTAGATACCCTAACCGGAGACGGTGGTGGAGCTATTTCTCCAGCCGGTGGTAACATCACTCTAGCAGGTGGTACTAACATCACAACTGCTGGTGCTGGTAATACAATAACAACAAATTTAGATGCAGCTATCACACTAGCTACAAGTGTTACTTCCCCAATTTACGCATCTGCGGCTGCGATGGCAATAAACCCAGTTGGTGCTTTAACTGTTACTGGAGGAGCTGCCATTGATATCAACGCTGCTGCAGGTTCTAATATCACTATGCAAATGGGTGATGCTGCTGGTGCTAATGTTATTGATTTTGAAGACTCAGCAAGTGCTACTGTTGCAAGTTTAGATTCTAACGGAACTTTAACAGTTGTTAATATGGATGGTATCATTGGTGCTACCACTCCTGCTGCAGGTGCTTTTACCACTGTAACTGGAAGCACATCAGTATCCTCTATACTATTTACATCTATAGGAGCTACAGACACTCAAATTAATGCTCAAGCAGGTGAAGACATTGTCCTTCAAATGGGTGATGCTGCAGGTGCTAACTATGTTAGATTCCAAAGCTCTACTCCAGCTGATGTATTAACTATTGATTCAACAGGTGTAATGAGCGCTCTTGCAGGTCTAACTGTTACAGGTGCATTTACTCAAACTGCTGGTATTGCAAATATCGGAGCAGATGCTGCGGCAAATGCTGTTAATATTGGAACTGGAGCTGCAGCAAAAGTTGTAACTATAGGATCAGTAACTGGAGCATCTTCTTTAGATTTGCTTGCTGGTACAGGTAACTTTAGTTTGGAAGGAAATGTTGCTACTACATATGCGATTTCTAATGTTGGTGCAAACACTGGACAAGTAGATATTGCAGGTGGAACAGGTACTCGTACAATCAATCTTGGATTAGGTGGTACAGGCATAAAAACTATCAATATTGGTACTGCTGCAACAGCAGATGTTATCTCAATTGGAGATGCCACTGGTGCAGGTAGTTTAGCTCTCGATGCAGGTAGTGGAGGTTTCTCTCTTGATTCAACAGGAACTTCAAATATTACAGTAACAAGTGCTGGTTTAGATTTGAATATTCAGGGTGTTGGTTGTGCTGTAAACTTGACATCTGATGAAGCTCAAAATGATGCTATTCATATCAATGCCTCTGCAGCCAATGGTGGTGTTCAGATCCATGCAGGTACTGGCGGCATCTTGATTGGGGATGAAGCTGACACATCTGGAATTACTATTGGTAATATTGCTCCTACAGCTGGACGTACTATCGTAATTGGTTCTGGAACAGTTGTAACAGCTGCAGTCACAGATGACATCTCAATTGGAGATGGTGGCGCAACAACCAATGTTAATAGTATCAAACATGTTGATATCAACAATGGCGGAGTAGCAGTTGGTGAAGTCAACACATACATTGCTTGTGGTGCTGTAACTTCTGGAACACACCTTACAGAGATTTGCTGTGGTAATAGAGCTGCTGGTACTGCAACTCTTAATATCTCAGATGGTACAGGCACAAAAACTGTTAATATTGGTAACGCGGATGCATTGACTACTGTCAATCTTGATGCGATCACTGTTATCAATGATGATGTTAATGCGGCTTTCTCAGCATGTACTGGCACATCAACAGGAGCGATTACTCTTGGTAATATTGCTAATTCTACAGCAATGGCTCTTCAATCTAGTACTACTGTAGATATAGATGCCGCTGGTAACATGACCATGAACTCAACTGGTGGAACGATCAACATTGGTAATGATGATGTCGATCAGAACATGGGTTTTGGTACTGATGGAGAAAGAACAGTAACTGTTGGTTCTACAAATGGTGCTGCTGGTCTTGTTCTTCAAGGTGGTACAGGCGAGATCACTGTGACTGGCACTGTGAAGCAAATCGATGCTGAGTTGATTGGCACAACAGGTATTTATATTCCTGCAATTAATCAAAATTCTATGGTAAATACTGCTGCAAATACAGGCGGTGTTGCCACAGGTGCTACAGGCGATAGCAATAATATTATGTTGCAAACTGGCGTAAATATGATTGGTTTTGTAGTTGGTGCAGGTCAGACAATTTTACAACCTGTTATGGGGGCAAATGGCCTTATAATTAGTGCTGATGAAGTTAACACGGAAGGAATGGAATATAATCTTCCATATCTTCAATATACAATTGGTACAAGTGCAGCATTTGCATTTGAGCTTGGCCTTTACATAAACGATATGGATATGGCGGCTCCCGTGGTATTCGGTTTTCGTAAAACTGAAGCAAACAATGCTGCATGGGCAAATTACACTGACTATGCAACAATTGGCATGCTAGCAGCTTCTTCAGTTGTTAACATTATTACAGCTACAGAGCTTAATGGTGGGGGACAAACTGTAACAGATACTACAGATGCTTGGGGTGGAAACGGTTCTTACCATGTGTTAAGAGTGCTAGTAGACGCAACAGGAAACGTCACTTATACCATAGATGGAGTTGCTCCTAGCGCTAGTGCGGCTTTCCAATTTGACAATACTGATGTAATTATACCTTTTATTAGAATTGGTCAATCTGCTGCAGTGTCTGATTGTGCTATTAGAAGAATGCGCATTGGATTTCAGGCTTAAATAATTTGAAAAATATCTTCGGATATTAGATAATTAATGTTGTGAGTTAGGGTAGCTCCCGAGTCTTGCCAATTGGTAGGTAAGAGCTCACAGCATTTCTATAATCTCGAACCAAGGAGATCTCATGATTTATTATTACGATTCAAAAGGCACTAAATACAAAGGAAAAATCCATATTTGTCCTAAATGTGGAAGAGAAAAAGTTATACGTGCAAGTCGAAATCCTACTTTCTGCAAAAAATGTATGATTGGAACTAGGAAAACTGATGTTAAGGATAATGAAATTTATATCTTAGAGAGCGATAGAAAAAGATCTAGAGCTATAAAAGTTAAATGTAGTATTTGTAAAAGAGAGTATTTGAGAAGAAAAAATCATAGATGTAAGACCAGCATTTGTAAACAATGTATCTGTAATCATAATGGAAAATTATCCTATAAAAATGGATATGGTTCTTATGTAGAAAGAGCCATAAATCATTATGGGAAAATATGTTCTATCTGCGAAAGCATAAAAAATATAGAGGTTCATCATATAGATTTTGACAGGACAAATAATGAAATAGAAAATTTGAAAGTTCTTTGCAAAAGCTGTCATAAGAAGGTTCACTGGAAAGAAAGGAAAAAAGACCCTGTATGGATGAAGGCTTTCAGAGAAAACCGTTCTGGAGAAAAAGGGCCTTCTAAACTAACTAAAGATCAGGTAAGGAAAATACGTAGTTTATATCCAAAATATTCTCATAAGCAGTTAGCGAAAATGTTTAATTGTGGGGGATCAACCATCGGGCATATCGTTAATAAACGTACTTGGAAGTAAAGAAAAACCCCCAATCTCTCGACTGAGGGCGAATACTTCATAGGCAAGCTTCCATAAGCTTGAACCGAAGTTATTTTTTAAATTTCTTATCTATATTTTCTGACTCTGGAACCTCTTCTGCTTCCTTTTCAGGAACTTCCTTTTCAGCCTCTGCTTTCTTCTCAGCAGCTTCTTTCTCCTGAGCAACCTTAAGCTCTACAGCCTTAAGCACCTCATCTCGCATAAAGCTGATAGCAGCGAAGTTTTCTTCAATAGTAGAAGCGATAGGAAATATCAGTTGATACACTCTGCTACCATCAACCATCGTGTAACGGCCAATGTGGTCGGCAAAGACTTTCTTTTCAGGAATTTTTGGTTGTTCTTTAGCCTCTTCTTTAGCCTCTTCTTTGATCTCTTCAGACATGATTTCTCCTCTATGTTTTGGTTAAAGTTGGCAGCTTCCGTTTCAGAGCGCCAAAAATATCATTTTCATAAAATAAAATTTTATTTGCAACAATTCATTCAACCTCCTAACGTAAAAGAAAATGTTTAGTAACAATGCTGGCCAAAATTGCCAGTGCACAAGACAGGAGTCTTTTAACAGGAGGTATTAAATGGCATATCCAATTCGCTTGAGGGCAGAAGCTATAAGAGAAGTAGCCTTTGGAGCAATCACAGGAGCTTTGGCAGCCGTTGGCGCTGCAACTACAAATCCAGGACGTCTCGTTCGATTCGTAAACACTACAGACTCGGAACTATACGTAAGTCTAGACGGAACAAATAATCATTTCAGAATCCCCGTAGCATCTTTCATGCTCTTAGACGTAAGCACAAATCAAACTACAAAAGACAACTTTTTCATTCCTGAAGGTCAGGTTTTTTATGTAGCTCATGTAGGCGGAGCGCCGACTACAGGCAGTTTCTGGGTAGAACTAGTAGTAGGAGGTTAAGATGAGCCAAGCAGGTGAATTTGGGGGTGGCGGAACACCTCTACCGAGTTTAGAAACTCTTACAGGTGATGCCGGAGGCGCGGTAAGCAGTGATGCAGCATTTAACATTAATGTTGTTGGAGGATCTGACGTAACAACAGTCGGAGATCCACTAACAAATACCATTACGATCAACGTTAGTGGTGGTTACACAGGAACTGGACAAACAATCGGAGCGGTCGATGCAGACCTTATTACGGTCCCTCTTGGAGCGGTACCAGCTGTTTATGAGTTATCAGTCAGGATCGCAGGACTTGAAGGCACGACTCCAGCAGGAGCAGGTTATCGTGTAAATGCGGCAGCTAGAACTACTGGTGCAGCCGGAACGCTTATAGGTCTTAATGCTACAGACTCATTTGAAGAAGTTGCTCTTAATGGCTGTCTAGCAACCGTTGTAGTCGTAGGGAACGATGCTATTGTTAGAGTTACAGGTGTCGCTGGTTTGACAGTAGATTGGTCAGCTGAGCTTAATTCTATAGTACAAACATAAGGAGTAAACAATGCCAGGATATGACAATAACACAGTATTTGCAGGAAATTTTGACTTTTCAGGAAATGCTATAGTAACACCTACCATGATTGCAGACGGACAATTGCTGATTGGTGCTACTGGATTAAACCCAGTAGTTACGACTTTATCGACAGCAGATAATTCTATTACTATTGCTAATGGACCTGGAAGCATAGGATTAACCGTAACACAGGCTACTGAGGCTCAACTTGGTGGTGCTGAGATCGCAACTGATGCTGAAGTTTTGACAGGGACATCTGATGCGCTGATAATTACACCAGACAAGCTTAATCACAAGCTAGGGGTACAAACAGACCATGGAGTATTAGTAGGAGCAACGACTGCTGCTGCTGTGACTGCATTGGCCGTTGCAACAGATGGACAAGTCTTATTAGGAAGCACTGGAGCAGACCCAGTCTTTGCTACCTTAGCATCAGCCGATGGTTCTGTAGCATTTACTACAGGAGCAGGAACATTAGATCTATCAGCAGGAGGTATTCCTCTTGATAATATTTTGTATGTTGGAAAGCATGGTAGTGACGCTAACGATGGAACAACTCCAGGAACTGCCAAGCTAACGATTCAAGCAGCCGTTACGGCAGCAGTAGCAGGAGACACAATCATTGTTTATCCTGGAACGTACACAGAAACCATTACTCATGCGGCTAATAATCTTACAATGATAGCTGAAGGAAAGACCAATACAGTTATAATTACCCAAGCAGACGCCAATGTTGTAGATTTTGCTACATTCACAGGAATCCAATATAAATATTTTGGTATAAGCTGTACTGCAGCAACAACAGCAATTAATACTGTCCAAGGATCAACAGGTGGTTGTACCTTTAAAGAATGTAACCTTTCTATGACATGTGCAGTAGCCATTGCAGCAGTAGTTCAACCAGCAGTAGGAGCATTAACAGGAGCAGGTGAACTAAAAGTTACGATTGGAAAAGTTACTTATGCTCATACTGGAAACGGAGGCGGAACAGCTAATAAAGGTGCTTTCAGAGTTGCAGATGGTGGAACAGTTACGCTACAACGTATCAA